TTCAATAGTTCTGCCTGAGAGTATTGTTCCATGGCAAACAAGCATGCATCAGCAAGATCATCTACATGGAGAAACTCCCTACGAGGGTCTCCTGTGCCCCAGCAGGTGACCGGATCGTCACCTTGAGCCCAGTTATTAAACTTCTGCATCATCGCTGGAATGACATGCCCATTCATGGGGTGGAAGTTATCATTGGGACCATATAGGTTAGCAGGCATAAGAGAAACACTCTTGAATCCATACTGCTTATAGTAGGACTTGAGCATGTAGATGCCATGAATCTTAGCAAGAGCATACGCATCATTAGTAGGCTCAAGTTCTCCAGACATCAACGACTCTTCTTGTACAGGAGTCTCTGCAAACTTAGGATAGATACATACACTTCCCAAAAACAAAAACTTTTTAACACCGCTTTTCCAGGCGTTGTGAATTAGATTGTTTTGAATCTGAGTGTTCTGATAGATGAACTCTGCTGAATAAGTATCGTTAGCGTGGATGCCACCGACACGAGCAGCAGCATCAAATACATAATCAATTTGTTCATAATCAAAGAAACTTTCTACAGCCTCTTGATCCATAAGATCAAGTTCTTGCCTAGTCCTAGTAACAATGTTTTCGTATCCTTCATGTTCTAGACGACGAACAATAGAAGATCCAACTAAACCACGGTGGCCAGCAACAAAAATCTTTGAATCTTTATTCATTGTTCTTAGTTTCATGGAGCAATTACAACTTCAGGTTCTGGTAGAGGGAATAAGAAACGCTTACCTTTAAACTTAGGGTTCTTAAGGAAGAACTCTCTGAAGTGCCAAGGAAGAACAATGTGAAGATCATATTCATTCATCATGATATCTTCCTCATCTTTGATAGGAATCCATGTACCAGGAGTAAATGATCCATCCTTATCAGGATTAACATCACCAATAGCCTCTACATCATCAGGACCAATCTCCCATGTTTGAAGAGTCACATTACCTTTAGTACTAGCACCTAAGCAACAAATCTTTGCACCATTTGATTTGTAGAAGTCCATGATCTTCCAGAACTGGTCTTTGCAATCGTTAATACGCTCTGCAAAAGCATCCCAAGGTTCTGTCGTATCCAACTTGTCCTCAATTTCACTAGCAATAATACCAGTAAGTTTAGTAGTACATTCTTTACGCTGTGAATTAATAGAAGGAGTAGCAACAATGGAGATGCTTCCACCATTAACGGTATTGAATTCAAAATCAACAATCTTAAATCCAGCTTTATCCATGATGTACTTGATCTGACGCATGCCATAGTATGACAAGTGCTCATGACACACAGTATCAAAAGAATTCTGTCTCAACATCTCAGGCATATAGCTTTGCTCAAGCACCCAGATACCTTCAGCATCAATAACTTCATGCACCTGACGGGCAAACTCACAAGGATCCTCTAGGTCATAGAACATAGAGAACGATGTAACTACCTTGGCTTTCTGTTTACCAAAGCGATTGCGATAAGTATCAGAAGAGAAGAAGTCTGCAATATAATTTACATGCTCAGGAATATGCTCCTTGAACTTCTTAGAAGTAGGATCAATAGACATGAGCTGTAGATCTGTAGGAAAGAATCCAAGGAAGGTTCCATCATTACCAGCAATATCAACAACGATATCGCCAGACTCTAGATTGGTATCCCCCTTGATCTTCTCTGCCTTCTCACGCAAGTGGCGGATCATAGAACCATTCAAACCAGAACGGTATCCATATTCATCACCATACATGGTAGGAAGATCGAAGGTGTGTTCTAGTTGAACATGTCCACATCCACCTTTCTTCTCATCACATTTAACAAGAGTTAAAGGACCCCTGTACATTCCAAAGTCAATGGTTTTTGGAAAAATACCAGAGAGATACTGATCACCAAGATCAAGTACTGTGACTAGATGTTCGTTACCACAAACTCTACACTTTTCAATTTTGTAAAACTTATTCATTGTCCGTAAATACACATGTCTTGTACAAGGTCAGTAAAACTATGTTCTGGTTCCCATCCTAGAACTGTTCTAGCCTTAGTATAATCCCCCAGAAGTTGTTCCACTTCTGTCGGGCGGTAATATTTAGGGTTGACACGGATGATGTTTCTGCCCATATTTTTACAGTAACCAACCTCGTCTAAACCCTCTCCACGCCATTCAATATTGAATCCATAATACTGTGAAGCCTCTTCAATAAACTGCCTGACACTACGCATCTCACCTGTAGCAAGTACGAAGTCATCAGGAGTTTCATGTTGAGAAATCATCCACATACCACGAACAAAATCCTTAGCATGTCCCCAGTCACGCTGTGCATCTAAGTTACCAAGTTCTAAAATATCTTGCAGACCAGTAGAGATTTTCGATAGTCCTATAGTAATCTTACGAGTAACAAAGGTTTCTCCTCTCCTAGGAGACTCGTGATTGAATAGAATGCCATTACTAGCATGAATACCATACGCTTCACGATAGTTTCTGACCATCCAATAAGAGTATAGTTTAGCCACGCCATAAGGAGAGCGGGGATAAAAAGGAGTTGTCTCACTCTGAGGAACTTCCTGAACAAGTCCATACAGTTCACTAGTAGATGCCTGATAGAACTTACAAGGATGATCTAACAGGCGAATAGCCTCCAGAAGACGCAAAGTCCCTAGAGCATCGACCTGTCCAACATATTCAGGCATCTCAAAGGATACCTTCACATGACTCATGGCACCAAGGTTGTATACCTCAGTAGGTTTAATCTTCTGAATAAGGCTGATGAGGTTACCTGCATCAGTCAAGTCGCCATAATGTAAGTTAATCTGATCATAGATATGATCGATACGGTGAGTATTAATAAGAGAAGAACGGCGTACAATGCCATGAACTTCATATCCTTTTTCAAGGAGAAATTCTGCAAGGTACGAACCGTCCTGTCCTGTAATACCAGTTATTAATGCTATCATTTATGAGAAGGTAATTGTATCTTGACCAGCACCTCCAATCAATCCTCCCATATCTACCATTGCTGCTGCACGATGTGAACCATCAAGAAGGGTATCGCCAGTAATAATAGTATCGTTAAAATTGAAACTAATAGTATCAGAAGATGCGGTGCCAGGGTTGCCGGTTAAACTGATACCGTCATCTTCCCAAAAGCTTTGATTGGAACGAGGATTAACATCATCACTATGGCAAGAATCTTTATATGCTGCATCACTCATAGATCTCATTCCGAGATAGTGACGCCAGAGTTCGCTTAGTGTAGTTGTTTCCTCGTCGTTATTTAGGGCACTAATAACTGCCTCACGAAGAGAGTCAGTAGCGTTTTGATAGTACTTGTAGGTAGTCATAATTAATGATTGGATGATACAGTATCTGTAATATAGCATGGTACACCAGCAGGGTCTAACCACTTAGCGTACTCAAAGTCTTCTATAGCTAGAAAGCATTGATCGGCATTATCAAAAAGATAGATGTCAGAGTATTTTTTACTGTACTCATCTGCCTTCTGAAGACGCAAGTCAGGCTTATCATTAAGTTGAATGTAACCCTTTTGCACATAGCGATAAGGAAAACGCTCATGAATAACAAGCGTCTTGGTCGATGCGACAGACTTTGGATCAAAATCATTCATTGATGATGCCTTCAGTTACAAGATCATTGTATAGACAGTCTAGCAGAATTTCGTAATCGTTACAAGGATCGTTTACGAACTTAACACCTTTCTCACGATAATACTTAGTAACTTTACGAAATACCTTTGGGTACTGGTGATCTAGATCAACTTGACCTTCAACGGTATTACGAAGAAGGTTGATGTGCTTCTTGAACTTAGTGGTGACAGACATTGCTCTGTTTGATTACCTTGTTATTATACCGCAAATTTACTGGTTTGAGTAGGACCTATGGACAGTTCCTACTTTGGTTTGTTTACAAAGGGTGGGTGCCGATCAAACTTATCCATTTGATATCCCTCTTTAAGAGCTTGGATAACAATGTTTTCATATGAATGAGAGAAAAGTTCAATGTGTCTGTGCAGAAGAAAGTCCTCACAGTCCTCAGCAAGACATTCAAGCTCTTCGTGAGTGAGTTTAGTAAAGTCGATCATCGTACTTCAAAATTTAGTTTACGAACTTTTCGTTTGCGTCGGTTCTCTTGGTATTCTAAGTCATTTCTAGTGAGAGTATGACTATTCTTAGAATTGTTTTCAGTTTTTAACAAAACAACTTCGCTAAGATCCATAGCTGTAACTTTGTCACCCAATAATGTCATCATATTTGGGCAACCGCAACTCTGACTCTTGGTTGAGCTGGTCAATTCTACATTGCAAGTTTTGCATCTGACAGATAACATGGTTTAATAACTCCTTTATTTCAGATAGTTCTTCTTTAATTTTTTCTTTCTTCATAAAAAAGTAACCTCAGTAAATCTAGTAGTGTGCTTAAAAAAGTTATCAACAATTGTCTGCCCGTGGAACCACTGACCAGGGAATACAACTCCACAATTAAACCTATCTAGAATACATAACTCCTCATGAAATTGTTTGGATGTTTTCCAAGGAGTAGTATGCTCAGTATCTGTCTTCATAAAGTAACTCTTCGCTTTTGTGTTGCCAGGAGTGTATAAAGAAGTACCTGCTTTCATATGGTGATTTTTATTCAAAAAAATAATAAAATTTAACTGACCATCACAATGAGGATGCCAATGATAGCCATCTCCAGGAATATCATTAATCAATCTGAATTGATTAATAGTATGTGGTACAGTTTGCAGATCAACTTCTGTTTTATAGTGATCCGCTATCGTAGAAAGTAAATAGTTTCTATGTTGATCCCATCTATTGTCTATCAGAGTCTGCCCATCCATAAAGTCAACACCATTGAGTGATCCTTTACTAGATTTGTGTGTTCTGATACTTTTTATAGAATCTAGATACTGATAAACTTTTTCTGGACTCTTGTATATATCATCAATGAATAAGATTTCAGAATCTTTCCACGGAACACTTACGATATTCCAGGAACTATTAAATTCAAAATCTTTGTTACTAAAAAAATTCATGGGAGATACAAGGATCGAACTTGTGACAATCTCGGTGTAAACGAGGTGCTCTACCGCTGAGCTAATCTCCCTGGCTCCTCCACCTGGACTCGAACCAGGGACAAGGTGATTAACAGTCACCTGCTCTACCAACTGAGCTATAGAGGATTGAACGACTCAGGTTGGGGTCGAACCAACGACCGACTGCTTAGAAGGCAGTTGCTCTATCCACTGAGCTACTGAGTCTTGAACATAAAGGTGTAATTAACTCGCCTATTATCTAGTCCAGGTTTCATTGAAACTTTGTTTGTTTCATGAAAATATTTAGAGTTGAATAGGAGAAGACGATTACACGCATAAGGAATAATTGTCTTCTCCGATCTAGTGTACTCCAGATATTTCCGAATCAACTTGACATCGGTATTATACTCACGCCATGTCCATGTCGGAGGCGGTTTAATATCATAAAGAATCAAACCGTTTTTCTCTGGATCTTCTACAGAAGAGTCTGGAGTGACCCAGAGATTCACATTATAACATGCTGGATCAGCATGTGGAGTCACACCTTCGGCATTGTTGTTGTAAACGAATGCCCACCCTCTGGCAAATTTACCAAGGAATGGAAACCTCGCTTGCAACCCTGTTATTATATCACCTAATAAAGGAAAGCGCAAGCTGTCTTGGTAGAAGTTTAGTGAGTGATAGTCTTCGTATGTATCATCTGGATCAGAGGCTGTTAAAGCATAGTCTCTTAACTCATCAATTACATCTGGTAGAAATATCCCATCCTCAACTAAAAATCTTTCTTCTTCAATTATCTTCTTTGCAATATTTGAGTGCATAAGTAAACCTATGATCAGATAATAATGGAGTTGCTCTATGCAAAATAGAAGAAGTAAACTTTACCAGAGTATTTGGAATGGGAGGAATACCAATAATTTTTTCATCTAAGTAAAATTCAGTGCATCCTCCCTCATTCAATCCAGTATATCCACCATTAGCATAGAAAAGAAAAGTTACTTGATCTTCATCGGGGTCACAATCAACATGAAAGTTTGCTGCTTCTCTAGGAGCAAAGCAATTGATATATGCTCGGTATAATTTATACTCTTTTATTTCTGGGAACCTTGCATAAATTAAAGATTCAAAAATACCAACAATCGTATCGTCATCGTCATTTTCTGGGTCCAACTCACAGATCATTCCTGTTGGCTTAGACTTGGAATCATCTTGTTCGCCATAAGTAAACTCAGAATCTAAAGCATACTCACTCACCTCCCTGAAATCATCTGGATCTAGAGCTTTATTAATGCTAAGAATACTAGGTTTCATAATACATCGTCAAGTTTTTGTACTCGCCATACAACAGTGTATCTATACACATAAGGATGCCGTGGTCCAAGACCCCTATGAGGAATTTCAGATGGGAAAACTAATACTCTACCAGGGACATATTCATGTTCTTCAATAACATCATCGTTATCACCAAACAATTGAAACTGACCTCCCCATTCTTTAGTATCCCATTCTAAGTTTGGCATATACATGATAGTATACTCTCCCTCATCACCATCTACATGTGATGATCCATCGCAGAAAGAATGCTGTAAATTAAAATCAATTCTATTAAGATATAATTTTTCTTCCAATGCTTCTTCTATTACTTCTAACATTTCAAAGTAAATCTCACAGTCGTCCATGAGATTTACTACTTTGTTTATACTCTCTCGTTCAAATATATTCTCTCCCATTAATCTATGGGTTCCATTATCCCCATTAGGAAAAGACTTACCGTTCGCAATATTAATAGCAGTTACTGGTAAGTGGTGGAGTTTTTTTTCCACCTTGGCCATATATTCTATACTAAAAAGTTTATCAAAGATTGTTGCTATCATTTAAATCTCTATTATAAATGACGACTCTACCATTTTCATGAGTAAAAACTAATTCATCGTCAGGATGCCACATCAACTCTTCATAGAGAGCATTGAGTTTCTCCATGTCTTCATAAAGTTGATTTGGATTAGGCATCTTCACCCTCCTTTTTATTAAATCCGAATGGTCCCTCTTTGTCTTCTAATGCAAGTTTCAATGCAACACCACCAACAGCTTCCATAACTTTTAGGATGTCTTCTGCCTTGGCATCTTCGCCAAGTTCCTTAGCAACATACCAATACTTGGGCCAAAATGTCTCGCCAGCTTTTTGATAGTCTTCAAGTGTAAGAATTTTCATTAGTCTCGTTGTCTCCAGTCATCAGGTTTGTCAGTGTGGAACCAGTCCTTAATATCATCAGCACTATTGAATCCCTTCTTATGGTTGGATGGGTCGGGATCTCCTAATCCCATCCTATTCAGAAAATCATCTGTACTACCTTCTTCAATTTCTTGAGAAGATTGTCTTCGTGCTTGTTGCAACCAATCGCGAGCAGTAGTATGGCTCTTCGCCAACTTCTCTGCCCAGATCATGTCGTCTAGTTTTACTTCTTCACCATTAGCAATACATTTACAGATAAATTCTAATCTTAATCGATATTTTGTAGAAAGCATTTAAAACCCCTAGCAAACTTATTTAGTCTATACTTGTACCCAATGATGTGGTGATGTGACCACATTTTCGTAGTTGTGGTCTACATTTATAGTAGAAGTCACGAAGATATCATAGACGATTGAAGCTCTAAAGTCAACCCCATTGAACTCTGTTACCCTATGCAAAATATTAGATGGAAAAATAATTAGATCACCATCTTTCGGATCTAAATTATAAACACAATAATCATCAAGAACATTTAATGGAAGATTATCCATGTAACTTTCTGATGCAAGAGTCAATGTTCCACCATCCCCCTCAGTTCTTAAGTAATAGATGCCACTAAAGTGAGATCCCTTATGCAAGTGATCTGGATTTCCTCCATCTTCTAACCTACACACATTGGGCCAGGACTTTTGAAAAAAGATATCATGCACATAATCATCATCGCTATCAGTTTGTCTGCACATACCAGATAGATATTGCCTAGTAGCATGTGCCATCTGGGCATTCAACCAATAAAATTCTTTAGTTTTGTGCAAAAGAAAAAACTTTGGAATGTCTTGATCACCAGTAAAGTTACCAGTATCTTCAATCTCTTCCAAGTTCTTATAGTAAAACTCTTTACAGAAATCCATCATTCCTTCCCACTCTTTTTGTGGACAAGAAACATTTGATTTGTAAATTGCTGTTGGAAAAATATGTTCTATCATAAGCCAGTTACAGGATTTGAACCAGTGACCTGATCTTTACAAAAGACCTGCTCTACCACTGAGCTAAACTGGCAAGGTGATTGTGATTACTGGTTTGTAAAGCCAACCAGTTTTACAATAATTACAGTTCTTAGGGACTTCAACCTCATAAGGTTTGAAACTCATATCAAACTGAGATTTAATATCCATGGTACTTAGCATAGCGTAGTACCTATCAATGTGACCTTGCATTGACTCACCTTGACTAGAACAATAGAAAGAAAATTTTGAGGTCTCTCTCGCGTGTTCATAGACACATGTTATTATAAAATAACAGGTCTCGCAACCAGCATACTGACGAGTCACTGCTGGTTTTTCTTCCATGTAAGGATCATAAAAGAAGCAGTCATACTTACCAAGACCAGTGGTGTCTGGCCAAGCTTGATTTAGAATGGTGATATTGGAGTAGTCTTTTGACCATTCCACTGCTCTATTATACACCACTGGGTCTGGTTCTAGAACAGTATATGACTTAACATTATGTTTTTGAAATTGGGTGGCAGAGTATCCCATACCAAACCCAATCTCAAGAACATCTCCATATGGTTCTAGGGCATCAACACAATCTTCCATGTACTTCTTTTCCCACTCCATCATATACTGATGATGCTCAGAAGTACCGTAAAGAATATCTTGATTGTTTATGTCTCTTGTGTATTCTGCCATAACTGATCTAAACTGGCGTAAACCATATCTGGAGACTATATCTAAAGTCATCAGAGTATGGAGAAACTGTGGTTACCATATGATCTTCGTTCTCTGCATTGAGAACCATCATATTATATGTGGGGTTAAGTGCTCTCAACTCTTCTCCATCATTCCATATAAAGATACCTCCCCAATTGATATCCCACTCTCGATTTAAGTATATAGTACACCCATACCGACCGTTATCGTCGTGCATAGATATACCAGAATTTTTATGCCAAACATAAAGTTGTACCTCAGCTTTAGCATATGGCAGAACATGTGGATCTATACATCTTAGCACAGAATGTCTAAGTTCTGCAGGTAAGTTAGTCATGGTAACAACTCCAGTGTCACCAACCTTCAGAGAGTCATCCCAAAATAACTCACTAACAGCCCAAACATTTTCTCCTAAAGAATTTTCAAGAAAATTTTCACAGTCAAGTAAAACTTCTTCAGTCAGTACTCCATATTTTATAATCATAATAATCTTTTTTATAATAACGACCCAAGATATTACTATTGTAATACTTAGGATCACCGTTGTCAAGAGATTCTGTTAGGACAGAATGGACAAATAATTGTTTGGTTTCTTCGTAGTTAACTTTACC